CACCAGAAGCAGTTATCCGGCAGACAGGGATCGTGGTCGGAAAAACATTGAGGAAAGAACCGTACCGCGCCAGTAGCGCCGAACGTTCGAGGACAGCATTACTGAAAAGCCCGGGCGACCGGGCTTTTTGGAATGCCTACCTATAAATGGATTTACCCGGAAAACCGGCGTTCAGCCGGCATTGCTCAGCCAGGAGGCGTGACATGACAAACGAGCAGCAAGCGTTAGCGGAAATGCCTATCTGGCTGGTGATCGCACTGGCCCTGATCGGCGGAGTGTCCGGCGAAATGTGGCGCGCCGACAAAGAGGGTGCCCGCGGCTGGTCGTTGATTCGACGTCTGGCCTTGAGGTCCGGAGCGTGCATGGTCTGTGGGGTTTCAGCCCTGATGCTGTGTTATGCCGCCGGTATGTCGATCTGGACCGCCGGCGCCATCGGATGCCTCACCGCTATGGCGGGGGCCGACGTGGCTATTGGTCTTTACGAGCGTTGGGCGGCCAAACGAATTGGGGTCAACGAGACGCCTACTTCACGCCCGGATCAGCAGTAATCGCTGCAAGGAAGCAACGACATGACACTTATCGAAAAACCTTCCCAGTTGCCTGCCGCGATCGCAGCGGTATTGAAGCCGGTGTTCCCGCACTTGAGGGTGGGCAATCACCGGGACTTTGCGGGCGCTGCGGATACAAGCGGCATCCTGATCAACGTGGAGCGCAACGGCTCCGGCACTCGCACCCTTGAAGGTCGCAAGGCACATGCCTTGCTGGTCTCGCTCACGGCCACCATCACCAACGCTTCGGCGCCTTTCGATACCTGTGACCTGGCCAGTCAACTGATGGACCTGGCCCTGGACAACCGCTGGGGCTTGCCGCCCGAGCATTGCGACCTGCCCATGTCCATCGTTGCAGCGCCCTCGATATCCGTCAGTAGCGAAACGGACTACGACACCTGGACGGTTTCCTTTACCCAAAACCTCTACCTCGGCCCGTCGTTGCTCGACGATCCCACGGGCATACCGCTGGTTGCCCGCATCTGGGAAGTCTCGAATATCGACGACCCCGATCAATACCGCCCACTGCAGGAGTAGTCCATGTTCGAAGCACTGCTACGCATGCAGCTGGGGCCGATCATCGAACGGCTGGCGGAAATGGAAACCCAGCTCGAGGACCTGTACCGCCGCGCCGACAGCTTCTGCCGCATCGGCACATGCCAGCAAGTCGACGCCGCCAGTCATACCTGCAAGGTCAGCCACGGCGATCTGCTCACCCCGGCCATTCGTTTTTTCAATCCCAGTGCCGGTGCGCAGACGGAAACCCGCATTCCTTCAGTGGGCGAACAGTGCCTGCTGCTCAACTACGGCAGCGGGGAAGGCGGCGCGCAGTCCGTAGCCCTGTTCGGCCTGAACAGTAGTCTGTTTCCACCGGTCTCCAGCCTTGCAACCTTGACCCGTCGCCAGCATCAGGACGGTACTCAAAGCGAATACGACGACGCCAGTCACGTATTCAATTGGCGTAATGGTCCCACCACCGTCACAGGCTCTCGTGAGCAAGTGATCGTAAACGTCGGCGCCGCCAACCTGGTGATGATGGCCGACAGCATCACTCTGCAACTCGGCGCTGCCGGTCTGCGATTGGATGCCGGCGGCGTGCATTTAAGCGGCCCGGTGGTGGATCACCAGGGCCGCGTGATCAGCAGCGCATAAGGATTTGCCATGATCGGAATCGATAGGAATACCGGGGCAGCCGTCGATGACTGGCTGCAGTTTGTGCAGCGTGCCACCCGAGCGCTGACTACCCCCGTGGGCAGTCGCCAGAAACGTCCGTTGTACGGCTCGCTGATCCCGCAGTTGCTCGGCCGGAACCTGGGCGACGACCTGCTGATCCTCGCCCAGAGCCACGCGGCACAGGCGTTCTACAACACCCAGAACGGCATCGCCGACTTTCAACCCGACGTCATCGTCGCCACGCGGCAAGGCGCCGGCCTGTTGCTGCGCTTTGCCGGCACCTGGAAAAACCGTCAACAAACCTTCGAGGTCGTGACATGAGTATGTTGATCCCAGGCCAGAACCAACTGGCGGAGCCGGCCCTTATCGCCGTGGATGCGTTCGAACCCTTGCTGGCGGAGTTCAAAGCGTTCGTCATCGACTACGTTGCCAGCCGTGCGCCGCAGAGCGCGGCCAAGCTCAAGGTCAGCCTGGACAATGAAAGCGAACTGCTGACCCTGGCCCTGGAAGCGTTCTGCGTGCGCCTGCAAACCCATGAACGCAAATACAACGCCCGCATCAAGCAGATGCTGGCCTGGTGGGCCAACGGCAGCAACCTGGATGCACGCCTGGCCGACATGGGGCTGGAGCGCCAGGTGCTCGACCCCGGCGACCCGGCGGCATTCCCGCCCGTGCCGCCGACCCTGGAAAGTGACGACGATGCCCGCCTGCGCTATTACCTGGCGCCCCATGCGCCGGCGGCGGGTTCGCGGATGCAGTACCGCCGCGAGGTCTTCACCCTGGGCGAGCGGCCGTCGGTGAAGGTGCAAAGCGCTACACCGGGGCTGGTCACGGTCAGCTACACCTTTGATCCGGACGGCTATGCAGCCCAGGTCAAGGACGGCAATGGACGACGCACCGCCCCAGGCGAAGTGATGGTCACCGTGCTGTCCCGAGAGGGTGATGGCACTGCTTCCGCCGATTTGCTTGACGGTGTACGACGACATTTCGCACGGCCGGATGTGCGGCCGGAAACCGACCTGGTCAGCGTGCAGAGTGCGCAGATCCTTCCCTACAAGATCCGCGTAGTGGCCAGGATCAACGCCGGTCCGGACTCCGGCTTGACCCAGGTCGCGGCGCAACGTCTGCTGCAAACCTATGCGGAATCCTGCCATCGCCTTGAAGGACGCGTCGACCCCAGCTGGATCGACTACGCCATTCACAGCGCCGGCGCGGCGCAATTGCAGATTCTCGAACCCCTGGAGCCTATCGTCACCACGGCCTTCCAGGCCCCTTACTGCACCGGTGTCGAGGTGGAGGTACGCACGCTATGAGTGACATCACCGCGAGCCTGTTGCCGGCCAATAGCTCACCGTTGGAGAAGGCGTTGGACGTAGGCTTCGGCACATTGCTCGACCGCGTTATACCGCCGTTTCCCGCCTTAATGAACCCGCTGCTGACGCCCGTCGAGTTTCTTCCCTACCTGGCGGCCGACCGCGGTGTCAGCGAATGGGATGCACACGCTACCGAAACAGAGAAGCGCCTGACCGTGGGCCTGTCCTGGCAGATTCAGCGTCAGGCGGGCACACCCAAGGCGTTGAGCCATGCGGTGGAGTCACTGGGTTTTACTCCCAACATCAGCGCTTGGTACCAGCAGCGGCCTTTGGGTGTGCCCTATACGTTCGACGTGCAGGCCATTATTGGGCGCAGCTGGTCCAGTGGCGACCATAACCGGTTGATCCGGCGTATCAACGCTGCCAAGAGCGAGCGGGATCAGGCGACGATCACCATCGTGCATGAAACCGCAGGTCAGCTTGCGTTTGCGCAAGTCCTCGAGGCCCCCTTAAGCGACGGGGAGTTCTCGCTCAGCGGCGCATTGCCTGAATTGGCGCTGGTTGCTGGGCTAAACAGTGCAGGCGTCGCCCGGCACTACACCATTAACGACTACGACCTCAGGGCGCAGCCATGACAGATGACATTACGCGCCTGGTGCGCTTCACCTCCAAGGGATTGGATGAAGTGCTGCAGGCAAAGAACCAGGGTTTGAAAGGTGAAATAACCCACATTGGCGCCGGCACCGGGCGCTACAACCCGGACGGCAGCGAAGTGGCCTTGCGCGACGAACGCCAGCGGGTCGCCATCGTGGATTATGAAGACCTGGGCAACCACCAACTCAGGATGGCCGCGCTGTTTGACGGCGACGGTGAATATGAAATTGGCGAGTTTGGTTTTTATCTCGCCAGTGGGACGTTGTTGGCGGTGTATTCCGTCGCCGGAAAGTTGCTGACGTATAAAGCGGCGGCGGCTCGGGTACTGCAGAAGTTTACGCTGGATGTTTCGCCGTTGCCGGGGGATAGCTTGGTGATTGTGGTGGGGAGTGAAAATCTGAATGTGTTGTTGATCGATGAGTTGGCAGCGTTGTCCGCAGCCAGTGTAGACAACATGGCCAGAGGGGTAGGGCTCATGTTTCGAGTAATGAAACTCGAAAGTGTTGGCGGCGGCATCTAGTTTTGTCGGCTTTCTAAATTGAGAAACTGTCTGGTCATTGTAAAAGATAAGGAGATCATATTTTGAGTACAGAACAACAACTGGCCGCCGTGGTCAGTGCAGCGAATAACCTTACCCAAGTTATCACCGGAAAGGTCGGAGAGATTGATAAAGCGATTGCTGAGGCACGACGTGCCTATGAAGCGCAATTGTTGGATCTTAAAAATCGCTTGCCAAGGCTGGCGGTGACTAAAAATTTCAATTTGTACCCCAGCGCCGACGGGAAATTGATTGATAACTGGGGTATTCATGGTGAAGTAACTTGCAACAAACTTCGTTCGATAACTGCTACCTCTCAAGCCACGGGACGCCCGCAGGCGGATGTGGACTTCATGTTGCAGGTACAGGCGGACGTGCGTGAACAGTTTCCTGAATTTGATATTAGGGCCAGTGAGTACTGGCGAACTATCGTCAACGTGTGGCAGTTGAAATGGGCAACCGCCGGTGTGAGTCCGTGGCTGGCTTTCCCCTACACCGTAGATACGGCGCTTGCAAATGGGACTGGCGCGGTGCCGCTTAACTCTTACATTACATTGGGGGCTTTTGTCCGAGTTGTAGAGGGGGCAATTGCTGGTGCTTGGAGCACAGGGGTAGAAAAAGGCAAATGGCGCTGGTGCTCTGCGGTTGTAGCACCCACCGAGCTCTTCGGTGCTTATTATCATCTGCACCCAATGCGCAACTCCGCATCCGGGGTTGTCGAGGTGATGCTGGCAGGTGCATGTACGGGTGTTGTTACTAGTCCAGGTGACTGGGGAACTATGTTGGCGTTGAATTAAGGAGAAATTATGAAACCGATTTTTGTACCTGCTGAACTTCATCCGCTAATCAAGTGGCAGGTAATTCGTAGTGCTCGCGACCAGGATCTGGCTGCCAGTGATTATGCGGCTATGCCAGATTATCCAATGGAGGAGTCAAACAAGGCTGCGTTTTTAACCTATCGTCAGGGCCTGCGAGATATCCCGGACCAAGGCAGCGACCCGGACGCGGTCGAGTGGCCATCTAAACCTCCCTTTCTCAAATAACCTCACCGCGAAAGCGGTTTTTTTTCGCCTCCCCAAAGCCCCTCGCCGCAGGGGCTTTGGCGTTCTACACCCGGAGAATTCCACTCATGTCTGACCGCCAAACCTACACCGTCCTCATCCCATTCCCCACCGGCAAGGGCCATTGGTCCACCGTCGGCGAGGAGCTCGAACTGTTGGACGTCGAAGCATCCGCCCTGCGCACCGCCGGCCGTCTGGAACTGACCAGCGTCCTCAACTCCACCCCCAAGAAGGCTGAATAACCATGGCTGAGGTTCTTAACTTCGAGCACAACGGCATCACCGTGAATGCCACCGAATCCCCCGAGGCCATGGGTGGCCTGGGTGACAACGTGATCGGTCTGGTCGGCACCGCGCCGAACGCCCATGCGTCGATTCCGAAAAACGCACCGTTTCGCATCAATAGCTTCACCACCCAGGCGCTGCTGGACCCCACCGGGGCCGAGTCGGGCACGCTGTTCCACGCCGTCTGCCAGATTCTCAAAGTCGTAAAGGTGCCGGTCTACGTGGTGATTGTGGAGGAGGGCGCGACGCCCGCTGACACCCTCAACAACGTGATCGGCGGCAACGAGCCGGTGACCGGCCGCAAACTGGGCCTGGCCGCCCTGAGCAGCGTCCCCGAAGACTTGACCATCATCGGCGCTCCAGGCTTCACCGGCACCAAGGCCGTGGCCGGCGAGTTCGCCGCGTTCGGCAAGCGCGTCAAGGCACGTGTCGTGCTCGATGGCAAAGATGCCAGCGTCGCCGACCAAGTGGCCTACAGCGGCGAACTGGGCGGCGCCGACCTGGGTTTCGACCGTTGCCTGCTGGTGCACAACATGCCGTCGGTGTACTCCAAGGCGGCGAAGAAAAACGTGTTCCTGTCGCCGTCGTCCCTGGCCATCGCTGCGCTTGCCAAGGTCAAACAGTGGGAGAGCCCGGGTAATCAGGTGACGTTCGCCGAGGACGTTTCCCGCGTCGTCGAGTACAACATCCTCGATACCTCCACCGAAGGCGACCTGCTCAATCGCTATGGCGTCAGCTACTACGCCCGCACCATCCTTGGCGGTTTTTCGTTGCTGGGTAACCGTTCCATCACCGGTAAGTTCATCAGCTATGTCGGCCTGGAAGATGCCATCAGCCGCAAACTGGTCAAGGCCGGCCAGAAAGCCATGGCCAAGAACCTCACCAAGTCCTA